CATGTTAGGTCCGAGCTATTTACCAGCTTGTCGATGATCGCCGCGTTGTCTTTCAGGTCGCGTGGATCTGTCGAGCCGTTGGGTTCTACAGGGTTTCTGGTATTAAAGGCCATGGTTTTCCCCGAGGCAAAAAAAAGCCCGCTCAGTGGCGGGCCTTGAAAGGTTTGATATCTAAGCTGCTGCGGGTGGGTAGTTGTCGTCGTCCGCGTAAAACACCGGGGAATACTCGGTCGCGGTGACGGCGCAGGACCCGTCCTGATTCGGGGTTATCTCGGTGATCATCGCCGGGTAGCCGACTTGTTCGCTTGGCCCGAACAGGAACCTTGCGGGTTCAATGCTCAGGTCGGTGACGATATCGAAGTCGATTGCATTAAGCGGCACCAGCACCTGGTGAAAGCCAGCGTCCTTCGGCTCAAAAAGGCTTGTGACCGTGCCGTCGTGCCGGCGGATAACGGCGCGCGGCGCAACCATCGACCAGTCCATCTCTTCGCTAAGCGTGAGCAGGTACTGACCGTCGAGCGCCTCCACCGCGGTGATCAGTGCGCTACTGGTGGTATTCGGGATGTCATCGGCCAGCGTGATGTGGTCGATGTCGTCAAACACCAGAGCATCCATCTCAGTATCGACGCTGTAGCCCCAGCGCGAGAACTGATACTTGCGCAGCTGTCTCATGCCGATGCGCCAGGCGCGCGTTTCGTCTGACACCCCGTCCAGCTGGATTTTGTCTACCTTGAGCCCAAGGCTCCCAGGCAGCCGGCAGGGCCTCGTTTCCTTGCGATTGGTATACTGGTCAATATATTCAACATCCACTCCGTCGAAGTCGTCAGGGCTTGGCGCGGTAAAGCTGGCCTGTAGTTCGCTGGTCATTTCGTGCGGCGTGATGACTCCGCGCGGCGGCTGAATACCTTCACGCTTTACGCTGAGCAACCCGTTGCCGCTGGAAAGGTGCGACATGCCGGCGGTGAAGATTCCCTGCAAGACCTCCCGGACCGCCGTGGGCTTTTCGTGTGCCATGTCGTAGAGCTCGCTGCGCGGCGTCCAGTAGTCCTGGTCCACCGCATTTAGAGCATCCATGTCGATCAACGATTCATCGATCCCAAGCCCCTGACAAACGTGCAGCGCAGCCCCTTTGATTGAGCGCGCCGGGGCGTTGTCGTAGATGCGTGTGGGAACGCAGTTGATCTGCCGTTCCGACTGGGCGCTGAGGCGGTCACCACCACGGATATCCATGGTGATGACGGTGATCCCCTCGTAAGAGCCCGGATCAGGTAATAGCGTGCGCAGGCCGTACCATTGGATCGCGTCACGCACCTGGCCGCCCTCTACCGGCTGAACCCGTCGCATTTGAAACTCAGGGCGCAGCGGGTAAGGAAACACCACTCCATGGGTGAATCCGATCTGGTCTGGGGTTGCGTCGGTATATGTGTGGGTGATCGTCGTCCACGCACCGCCTACGGCTGAATCCCTCCACCGCACCTCAATGGACTTGGTGAGCATTTTTATATTGCCGGACTTGCTGTAGTAGCAGAGTCCCTGGCTCAGGAAGACATCGTATTCAGCCTGTGTTGCCAGTTCGTATTCTGGGCAGCCCATGAAGGAGCCGATCCAGTTACCGGCCCCGCCGCTACCCGACAACGAGAAATCGAGCAGGGTTCTGGCGGTGAATCCAGCCCAGGCATTATCGACCACCCCCGCATCAGTGATTCGTTTAACCGTGGCGGTGAGACCTGAAACCGACACGATTTGAAACCTGTAGCCTCGGTAGGCAAGGGAAAGCCGTTGCTGGCCGGCAGCGACACCAGAGAAGGGAGTGCCGTTATCAAAGTTCAGCGTGACGCTCGCAAGCTGCTCAGGGGTACCGCCTGCGGAGGCAGTGCCGACGGTATAGGTCGGCCCAGAGCCGAAGATCGCCACCGGCGCGCTGGTTTGCGAGATCGGGCCACCTTTATAAGGGCTGAGCGGCTCAATCAGGCGAAGCCGGCCGGAACTGTCTTGCGCCACAAGACCGGTGCCAGACAACTGGGAAGTGATCGTCGAAACAAGCCCGCTCATGTTCACATAGTTGGTGTTCAGGGATATGGTTTTGGTGACTCCCTGAAAGATCACAGACCATACCACCGCGCCCGACGTGAAGTCGTAGCCGGACGGGGATGCGCTGCCTGTAACCATAGACGGTGATCCGCCAACCCCTGGGACTGGCGCGACATAAGGAGTCACGCTTGCCACCGTCAAATCGATTTCTGAATCGCTACCCAGCGTTACCTTCATGCCAACGAACGGTGCAAGGTCGGACAAGGCGCCGGCGATTCGGCTGTACGAGCCTGCGGTCGTTACCGTGAATGTGTCAGGCGTGACCAGTCGAACGACAGTGCCGGTGTCCCACGCGTCAGGGAATCGGGGACTGTTACCCAGCAAGGAAACTGTATTCCCGCTGATCAGCATGGAGTCAGCCAAAGCGGCTGCCTCTGTGGGTGCGGTGCTCGAAAGGTCAAGGCCCGCAGTACCAGCGTTTGTTCCGCCGACCTCCGTAGCTGGGTACCAGTTTCTGGCGCGAGAATCACCCAAAAGTGATGCGCCCGGCTCGTAAATTTTGTAATTCAGGTCGGAACCAAACGCCGCAAAGGGCGTGTCGCCAACCTTAAGCGTGCTGGGAGGAATCGAATTACGCCCCCGGCCAACGGACATGGCCAGAGTTGTTACCATCGTCCGCTTGTTTACAAATCGCGTTACTGGCGGCACCAGCAGGTCGGGATAGACCTTGGCCATGCCAAGCACTTCGCGGATTGGCGAGTTCAGCTTGGCGTGGTTGCCTGTAGCCGTGGCTGCGTCAAGATCGTCACCTTGTTGTTGCTTGGCGGCCTTGGCCTTGGGCATGGTGAGGATCAGCACAATCGAAATGGCAGCCAAGGCCACCGCCGCCCAGGCCGCAGCCGCAGCACCCACCGCACGCGCCTCTGGAAATATCTTCACATCCGAGTCGCGATCAATGACTGTCACTAACCACTGGCCCACAGGCACCACAACACCTTCCACTTCGATACAGATCGGGTGAACTGCGTTGATATCGAAACCTTTGGCGTTCGCTGAGAGCCAACCCCCGAGGGTGGCCGGCTCTTTAACCTGGTGCGACTCCAGCGGCACGCAGTCGCCTTCTTTGACACCAATGCGGGATGGGTAAATTTCAATCACTTGTAATACTCCACCCGCACGAAGCGGCGCTTGAGCCTGTGCAGAGGCAGGCAGATTGTGCGTTGCTTTTCGGTGATCTCCATTGCCTCAAGTGAGGCGCCGCAGCGAATCACAACGCCTACGTGACGCATCTCGCTACCCTGGTAGAGCGCAATCAGCGCACCCTCTTCCGGCTCGCATGGCGTGAGAGTGGGAAACCATTTGCCAGCCACCTCAACCATCGAGCCGTCGCCGGCGCGAATATCAGCCCACTCTGGCCAGTCGGGCAGGCCGAGGTCGCGGCGAACCTCAAGGACCAACCCATAGCAGTCAACAAACGGCCACACTCTCCCGCCCTCGAGGTACTGGCCCTCGATGTATTTTTCGTGATCGATCATTATTGGTACCGCATGCCTGGGGCGAAATCGCCGGTGTAGTAGTTGCGGAGCCAGAGGGTTTCGAGCAGGTTGAAGTAGCCGGCCACGATCTGGGCTTCGGTTGCGGTGACCGAGCCGCTCTTGACCTTGTAACGCAGGATCTTCGACGGATAGGCCAGGTCGGTGCTGATGTACTCCCTGTACACCAGGTTGATCTCACGGCGCTCCCTAAGGGCCGCGCGCAGGAATCCGGAGACGCTGCCATCGATGTTGCACAGCGCAAACTTCAGGTCCTGCTTTCCATCGCTACCGCGCTTTGGCAGAGCAATCGATATGCCACAGGCGAGAAACGTCGCCATGCCGCCGGTCTCAAGCCCGACCACTAAATCCTCAAATCCATCCGTGAGAAAGTGATGGGCCACGCCGTCCGTGATCTCAAGCGTTCCATGGAGAATCTCCGTGCCGCCGCTTGAATAGAGGCGGTTTAGTACAAAGCTCGTCATGATGGCCAGTCCTTGTTCACCGCCAGGTCAATCAAGTTCATGTTCAGCAGATATTCAGGCGCGTAAATGGCCCAGCCGCCGGTGAGAATTGGTCGCTCCCACAACTGCAGCGTCGCGGTGAACATGAAGCGATCGACGCCAAAAAGTATTGGCCCTTCGTAGATGTCCTTGAAGTGGGCCTTGTAAGGCAGCAGGCCCTGAGGCGTTCTAAGCTCAACCTCGAACCATTGCGAGCCAGAGATCAGGACTTCTTCGAACCACGCTTCAAAGTACTGGGCTTCCTGATCGCTCATGTTCCAGGTGACCTTGGCATCTGTCGGAACCGATGAGTATTTCCTTCGGTACCGCGTGCGCCCGGTCTGCATGGCAGTTGACTTTATGGGGCTGACCGGGCTGAAGCCATAACCGTCTCGCAACGGATAAGGCAGACCGCTTGGGTATTCAATCATCGTGCAGCCCTTCCCATGCCGAGCATCTGCTGAATGGCCTTGGCCTCTTTGCCGTTTTCACGGATGTTTGAGACGAAGTAGTCAGTGATCCACTTGCCGTCTACTTGGCTCGACTGGCTTTGGCCGGCCTTGCTGGCGTCTTCGATCACGTTGACGACTGGTGCTGCACCTACCTGCGAGCGGCTTGCATCCGGGCCAGTGCCCTTTGCGCCTGGGCGGATTGGCGAGACGTTGCCTTTGCGCAGCGCCTCAACTGCCGCCACTCCGCCGTAGCGCTGGATGTCCTTCTGGCTCCACACAACTTCCCCCTTGTGCACCGTGCCGGCGGCCTCGTTAACCCCGCCAGAGCCGGTGTAACCGCCCGAAGAGAAGCCAATGCCAGCGATGTTTGCCACGTTGGCGGCGGTGCCCTCCCGATTGCAGATTGGTGAAGTGGGATGTAGGCAAACTCATCAAAGTCGGGCTCGTACTTCGCATGCTCAAGCATTGAAGCCATATGACTGAGAGGCATTGCAGCGCGATGCTGCTGCACAAAGGCAACCAAGAAGGCCCGGCCAGGCGAAGGCTCGTTCGCGCACATATCAATCAACGCCTTTACCCGCTGAGTCTGCTCGGTAAACTGCCTATGCTTTTGGTAACCGCGAGCCTCTTCTGGTGGGGTGGCTAGTGTGTGAAGCTTTGTTATTCGGCCAAGCAGGTCGCGACCGAAAGACTCGAGCAGGTCTCGAGCAACTCGCTCGTCTGTGAGCCCAAGGCCGAAGCCGTACACGCCACGCCCGTCAAAAACCTCAACTAGGTAGAACGGTTTTTTGTTGAAGCTAGGACTCTTCGAGTCAATCACCAGGTTCATGGCTGCACCTCCGAGAGATTCGGCGCCACGCTTCCTGCCTGGGTGTTTTGTGGCGCGTAACCTTCATACGGACCGAACTGACCCAGACGAGCTAGGAACTCATGCCCAGGACGCTCAGCCGATCGAACTGACTGGATCATGTCTGTTACGCGGTCGTTCATCCGGAGGAAGCTTTCGAATCCTTTTGCCCAGCCTGCTACCCACGAAATGCTAACCGGGTACGGGGCTACTTCCTGCTCGAGCATGGCCTTCAGCTCTAACGCCAGACACTCATCCAGCACGCCTGGGTAGGTTTGTTTGAGTCCCGCGTCCTCATAAACAACTTGAACCTCGTAGTACGTGAAGCCTGCTCGCTCATCAAAAGGCTGTACCGTGGGAGTGATTAATACCCCCTTAGGTACGCTGACCAGCCGGGGTTTGGATTGAGTTCGTTCAGCAACAGGCGACCGAACTTGTTTACTACGAATTGCATGTGCCATGATTGATACCTCTGCAGTTGTGTAGTCCTGATCACACAGGACGATTAGATGAGCCCGGTTCCCGCCGGGTTTGTTGCTTTCTGTACCGGGCAAAATTGATTCTCCACCCGTTTTAATTAATGCAAGCCACCAGGCGACTGACTGCGCTGTCGACCATTCACGCTGCTTTCACCGACTCTTCCAACACCAGCAAGCTCTGCCGTACATGGCCGATTTCTTTCTGGATATTCGCCTTCTCAAAAGGTGAAACTCGACCGTCCGCCAGGGCGTCATGTACCAGTCGAGAAACATCCCCGTACTCAGCCGCGAGATGCACCAGAGCCTCGATGAGGTTCTTGCTCGCCGGCCGCGCCTGAGGCACCAGGGCATAGCCCAATGTGTTGGCCAGATGTTCCAGCGGCTCAACGTTCTTGCTATGCACCAGAATCTGGAGAAATTGCTCCAGGTTCAGGCGGTGCGAGTCGTCATTTGGGTTGCTGCGATTGAGCAATGCGGTGTGGCTCATACCCATCAGGTGAGCCAGTTGCTTTGGCCCCGCCTCCAGAACTGCCTCATGTATTGCGCGGTGTACCTGTTCCATTTCGGGAAACCTCTTCGTGGTTGTCGTGGCGGAACGTTCAGCTCAGGGCGAAGATATGCGCCCTCAATCAGGGCTTCTTTTAATCGGGATTAAAGATTTGACTCTTGGCCTGAATTGCGCAGATAGGCCCAGTCGACATCGGGCCGGAGCTCTTCACAGGTAACCGCCCTGCTCAAGATTGATGGCGAGGCCTGGGCCTGCCCGGCGAAAGCCATGGGCGATCTGTTTAAGGTTCCCGGCACTGGTGCCGCTGCGCTTGGCCAACGACTCCACCGAAGGTGTGTCGAGGGACCGGATGAGTTCGAGTAGCGTCATGTTTGTCTCCGAAAGAAGCCAAGATTACATTTTGCTAATCTCAATAGCAATAGCATTTTATAATTTACTGTTTGCTAACGCAGGGACACTATTCGCCTATGGATATCAAAACTCTTCGGGTCGACGCGCTGCGGCGCGTCATCGGCCCACTCAGCCAGAAAGACTTCGCCGACCAGCACGATCTGGACGCTTCGTATTTGTCACAGATCCTCAATGGGCACCGCTCATTGGGTGAGAAGGCGGCGCTCAACCTCGAGAAGAAAATCGGGCTCACGCCTGGTGTTCTGGTCAACCCGAATGGGCACGGGCCGGCATTGATCGAGGGTGAGTACACTCGTCAGGATGTGGTGCGAGAGGCGGCGTCTGCCTATCAGGCCCTTCAGGACAAGGCTACGCCGCGAGCAGTTGCGGTTATCGAGAAGCTCGCGAGGGCCGCGGCAAAGGGAAGACTCAAGGAGTCGGACTTGGTGCTACTGGAGGGCATAGCCGCCCTGCTGGAGAAGGCCAACGCTGAAAAGCCTTGAGCCAGATACAGAAAGCCCGGCGCATGGCCGGGCTTTGTTTAACAAATCAAGACATTAACCGTGCTTCGGCACTGGCGCAGATGCTTTCATCAAGTCGGCGTAGGTGGTGGGCACCTCGCCGCTTTTGAGCATTGCTTTGAATACAGCATAAACGTCAGTTCTTGCGCCATCTTTCCGGAGCGTTACCTCATCGTTCAGCCAGGCATAAATGATGCTTTTGGGGGCATCGCTTCTGAACTGGAAAAATAAGCGATAACGATTCGGGAGCCCCGCCTTCACTCGACGCCAATGGCGGCAATTTTTCCCGAGGGTGTTCCCTTGAAGGTACTCAGGTGCTGCCGGATTAGCAGGTACTCGCTCTCTAATGGAGTTGTCTACCTTTTCAAGCAGCTTATAGTGCGGATGCTGATGAAAGCCGTCTGGGTCCTCGTTCGAGAGGGTTTCAATCTCTTCAAGCAAGTTTTCTAGACGACTTAGGAATAATGGATGGCCGAATAGCGCCCAATCGTTGATAACCGTGATCGTCCCTGACTGCATTTCTTACCCTTCAAGAAGCTCGCTACGATCACGATTTGCTTGTGCTTTTGCGCGCAGCCGATCTATACGACCCAGCAACGATGCTGAAATCGGCTCAATACGCCCAGGATTTTCGGCTATGTCGGCATGCAAAAGCCCAAGAAACGCCTTTTTGGCTTCTTGTGCTTCACGTTCAGCGGCGATAGACACCACTTGTGCCTTAGCTTTGGTCATGACTCACTCCTCGAGTCGTTGCTACGGTTTGCTAACTAATGTACGAACTATACAACAAAATTGGTTGCGTGTGGTTGCGTGTGGCTACGTGTGGCTTCTTTTACCTGTACGTTAAATTAGCAGCCGCGACTACTAAACACCTTCGAACAAAGCCCGGCGCTGGGCCGGGCTCTCCTTATTGCTACGCCAACAAGTCAGCGTCTCGCTCCCGCCACAGAGCTTCCAGATTCGTCAGGCCCTTCCCGGTGATCAACGTGGAGCACGTTGGGATCGTGCCGTCGATTGGATGCTCGAAGGTGCCCAGCTTCACATCAAGCAGGCCGGCCTCGATTTTTGCCTGGTATGGCTCGTTCGAACGGGTCACCCAACCTTTCTGCCGCATGAACTGCAGCAGCCTGGTGCGTCCGGTGCCGATGATCTTCGCAGCCTGGGCGGCGTTGTACTTCTTGTGCGACACCACAACCATGTCGTGAAAGGCTACCTTCGGAGCGTCCTGCTCCACCTTCACTTCCAGCTCGTGGTTCTCTTTCGAGAGCTCTGTGTTGTCAGCCTCCAGGGCCACGACCTTGCGGACGTTGTCAGTCAACAGGGCCAGCAAGACCTTGGGGTCATTCAGGCTGGCAATGTCGAAAGCTGGCCTGGCTGACATCTCTTCCAGTTCCTGCCAACGATCCACAAGACGAGCAGTGAATTCGGGACTGAGCTGGGCGACGATGATGTAGCTGTCGCGCTTGCAGACCATATACTCTGTGGCCTTCCGGCCTAGACCGTCGAGGTATTCCCCCACTGGGGGAAGAGCTATCACCGGGTTTCCGTTGATATCAATGCGGGCAGCTAACCGCTCTATTGATTGTTTTACCTTGTCATGCCGCGAGCCTACTAAATCAGCGATTTCGCGAGACGACATTGTCCGCGCCACATTTTGCGATTGCGGAAAACGTGGCCCACCATCAGAAGACTGCTCGGATTGAATGGAGATAGTGTTCATCGTGCTTTCTCCAGACCTTCAGCGACTGAGTCGATAGCGGCTTTAGCAGACTCGATCGCCATATGCAGTAACCATGCTTGGCTTGGCGTAACAATGAGCTCGGCCATTCCCGCGTCTTCTAACGCCTTTTTCACGCGATGAAGAGTGCAGGACGCCTGATTCAAAGCATCAACAGCGGGAACGCCTGGACGGACGTCATACAAATCTTGCCCCTCAATGTTGCACTGCGCGAATGAAAGCGGCACGGTCACTGGGCCCTTGAAGGCGCCAGCATTGAGTTTTTCGTTTACTTCGGTATGCTTATTCATGACGATTTCTTCCACGAAGTTGATCTCGTTAATCCCAACCCCAGCGCCGGCCAGCGCTGGGGTTTTTTATGCCTGGCTGATTTGCTCATCTTCACGTTCCAGGGATTTTCTCAGCCGGAATACAATTTCGCTGCTGAGGCTGCGTCCATTCTCAGCTGCCTTTTTTTCAAGGAGCTCTCGCATCGCCACAACGATGCGAACACCAACTACCTTCTTTTCTGCGCCTTTCATGAAGCTTTCTCCGTTGTCTGAACGTTGACTTTATTGCCTCTTGTTGCCTTTGTAAAGCAACATGTTGCTTATTTTGCATGTACACGCCTAGCCGTGTACTTTCATGGCCTTACTTGCACTGACGGGAGCATGAATTGGACGCATTGTTTGGCAAGCGGTTAGCCCGAGCTAGGGCAGCGGCCAACATGACACAGCGGGAACTGGCAGGCGCTGTCGGCATAACTTGGTCTCAGATTTCTCGCTACGAAGCCTCGAAGGCAAAACCGCGTCTCGGGGTTCTACTCAAGCTTGCCGAAACATTAGGAGTGACAGCGGAGGAGCTATCCGGCGAAGGTAGCGATGACGAAGGCCGTGAAATTACCTTGATGCTTAAAGCCTCAGAGGAAAAAGCAATTGAAGACTTTGCTGCCAGAGAAGGCATCTCCTTTGAGCAGGCAGTAAACAAGATAGTCGCGGCCGGAATGAAGGACCGTATGGATAGAAACCCCGACTTGATGGAGCAGCTGGAGGCTGAGATTCCTGGCGGCTATGCCAAACTCCTTGAGATGCTCGGCAAGAAAACTTAGACATTCTCATATCCAGTTGTGGTGATCATCATAACTGGATCAAATGAGTCAAGCGCGGCCCGTCGGTTTTTAATGTCTGTACGAATCGATGTAAAGCACTGCCTCTTTTCAGAGTTTTCTCAAAATCTTGAGAACAGAATCGCGCGAAATACTTATAGATCGTGGCACTCGCCAATTGCGTCGAATGATCATTCAAGTCGGTCATGCTGTTTCCTGCCATTGATTGGGACTGGAAACAGATTGAGGGATAGCGACACTTGTCAGATAGACCTGACATACTGACATGACACTATGTCAGGTTGTTATGTCAGGCTTTTGGAAGATCGTCAGGCTTGATGGCTGCTGCTAATTCAGCGAGCTTCCTAGCGTTCTCTCCAGTGCGAGAGGCTAGGAACGTAGCTACCGTCTTTTGGATGCCGTAGGGTGCCGGCTTGGATCTGTCGTGATCTTTCCAATGAGTCAGTGCTGCATCCCTCATAGCCTCGAGTTGTTTAGTTGCGTAGGGAAAGTACAAGCCACTGACTAATTCAGTGACCTAGGTTGGAAGGCGCTCGTGGGAATGACGTTTCCGTAACTCCTGGGTCAACCCTTCGATGAGTTTGTCACCAGCTCGAATCTTTTCTATATAGTCAGTTAATTGCCGGTCCAAAGCCGTAACCATTCGTTCGGCCTGTTCTGCACGCTCCTGCATAGCTACAAACTCTTTGTGGTCATGCATAAGCATATTTTTCATATCGACCAGAGCTCTTTTGCCATCTTGGGCACGTCGTCCTTGAAGCTCGGCTTCGACCGCTTCTCGCGCTACTTTTTCTTGCTCAAGCTGCAGCCGCAGATCTTCAAGCTGTGCAGTATCAGGCTGTTCGGGCGCGTTGTTAATTCTAGCGGCCAAGGCTTCAATGTCAGCAGGCTTGAAATACACAGGATAGCCATTCTCATCTTCCGTAATGGCCTCCCAGTAGTCATAGTCAGCGACAAGAGTTACCTCGTTGTCGTATGGGTCTGGCTCATACCGCGCACCCTCAAGACTAAATCTGCGCTTCTCCGGTTTGCCATTTTTTTTGTCAGCTTTTCTAAGAGTTTCGATACCAAGAACTAGCTGAAAGCCACGGCCGATAACATCTACTTCGAATCCCTCATCGTTAATGTAGTAGCCCTTCAACCCGAGTGCCTGGATATAGGCGTCACACTGCTTCGAAAACACCAGCTTCGATAATTCCCCCTCACCTACGGGCGACCCCGTGAGCTTGCCGAGCCAATCCACAGCTTGAGCCAAGTCAACCCAATCCAGAAGGCGATAAATACGCTCCATTTCTGCGCCCTCCTCAGGGTTCATTTTTGAAATAGGTTGTCTGATTTAAAGACGGTGGAACCACCTCTCATATACTGGCTATCCAACCAGCGATGGCACAGTCTAACCAGCCCGTTAGCAAAATGTAATAGCCCTACGGCTCATCCGAGGAACACACCATGAGCGACTGGGCTCGAAGGCGTTGAGGCCAGCACCAGGGGTTGGTACAGTCAGCAAACCGCTGATAAGGCACGGAGCCAGCATGGACAAAAAGGAGATGAGCCGTAGGGCACTGTTAACGCTCGCACTGCTCACCAT